CCAAATTGAATATCCAAAAGGGTATTTTCCTTCAAAGGAAATATGCTCATGTCACTATGTAGTTCTCAAGGCACCAGTGCGAACGATGGGCGATTCACCGGGCGGATTAGGCCTGTACCTCGTTGCCGTTCTGATCTGGTGCCAGCCTAGTGCTACGAACTAATTTCCTCTATGTGAGCTATGTCACACCCTCCCACCAGGCATTTTGCCCGTTCGGAGCATCTCAGCCCTCAATTCCTCTTCATCGACCATGCCCTCGTTCGGCACGCGCCAGACGGCATAGATGGTCAGGGCGAGTGTAGTAGCGGTAGAGATGAGCGTCGCTATCTCGCCCATGTCGAACGCGTCATCCTGAGCGGCGACGCTGACCGTTGCCCACATCGTCATGAGCGCGGTAAGAGTCGCACCAACGCCAGCGATAATTGCTTTTGCTGATTTCATTTCAATCCTCCGATGCAGTGACAGAGTCGGCAGCAGCGCCGAGAACGTTTGCTTGCTCTTGCGCGGCATCAGCTAGCGGACCAAGAATGCCTTCCTTGAGGAAAGCGCTCAGTTCGCCAGCCAGCTTAGTAACTTGCTCAGGGCTAAGGCTAGGAACGGTCAATGCGTCAAGCTTGGCCAGCACCTTGTCAAGCTTGCTTTCGACACGCTTCGCGCGCTGCAAAGGCAGGTTCGGCAGTTCGATGAACTTGCCCGTATCCAGATCAGTAATCCATTGGATTGGGTCATGCTCGTGTGTTTGCTCGTATAGCACCTGATAGGAGTTGGCCACAATCCATTTCTCGCGCTGTTCCATGTCGTCCCCTTCAAAGAATCGTTGAAATAGACCAACCTTGCGGTTGTTCTCAGCATCAGCAAACCAGCTGATATGCGTGTGTGTCTTGTGGCTTGAGTCGCCGGAAGTACGGATACCTAGCCTGTCCCAGCGCTTTACCGTTATCCCGTCGGGCGAATAGATAATCTCGCGAATGTCTAGGGTGTCCGAAGCACCTTTCTTGCATTCCTCAACCAGCCAGGCTGATAGCTCGCGAAGTTGATCAAACATGCCAATGTCAAGCGCTCGCGCAGCGTTTGTCTTGTGGGACCAATCTCTAGCTGACTCGTCCCATGAGTAATCGGTTCCGTCAGTATCTCTCTGACTCCATCCATGATGGTAGCTTGCATCCGTCTCGCTGTTGACAATACCCAAGCCAAAATTGTCTAGGCCGGTTATCGGTTTGAGATACTCACGGACTTCTAGAATCATGTTGGGCGCGTAACTACTTGCCATTTTCTCACCTCCTTAGATGTAGGTAATGACTTCGACATACCCCGGTGAACCAACTCCACCAGCTTGAGCAGCGCCACCAGCGGAAGCCACAGCACCTCCTCCACCGCCACCAATGCCCGTTGCTGCGAGCCCTGCTGCACTTTGTGGGCTGCCATTTGTTGCCAATCCGGCACCCCCACCATAGCCCGCACCAGCACCAGACATACCTAGGGTTGCGTCACCCCAAGCGTTAGCCCCTGGGAAACCTGCCAAGGCAATCTGCCCTGTTCCTACTGCGGCGCCAGCTCCACCTTGCACACCGAACGCTGTAGCTGACGACACAGTGAACGGGCCGCCTAGACCGCCTAGGGCAATTACCAGCGTACCGAAAGAACTGGTTCCACCTGCGCCACCTGTACCACCGCCTGAGGCCCCCGCTGCACCAGCGGCGCCAACCGTTACCGTCTCTGTTGCGGCGCAACTGGCAGCAGCAAGCCAACTCTCTGAGTAGCCACCTGAGCCGCCACCTGCGCCCTTTGTATTCTGGCCAGCAGCAGCAAGCGGTATGCCGCCACCTCCACCACAACCTCCCCAACATCTGACTAGTACGAACTGTGCACCATCAGGTTTAGCCCACACTCCACTAGACGTGAACACCTGACGATTAGTGTCGGTAAGCTGCAAATTAAGACGTGCTGCTGTCAATCGCTCACCAGAACGAAATTGGGCAGTCATAGGATCACTACCATATCTGCTACTCGAACAACCGTCCCTGCCTTGTGCGCCTTGACAATCCCATTCAAGGAACGCTCATCGACTGTAAACTGTTGCGGGTTGGACATCTCGAAAGTGTCATACGATACCGTGACAGGAACGTTGGTATTTCCTGCTGCAACTCCTGATCTGATGCCGACAACACCAGGCTCAAGGAATGTGTCATCCTCTGCGGTTACTTGCCACTCCACATTAAAAGCAGCAGGGTCATACACCTTGGCGCGCAACGTCCTACCGTGAGCCGCGAAGTGTACGCGCAACGCCTGTCCTGTGTAGACAATAGCCGTTGTTAGAGTCGAACTGAGCGCCGTGCCGACGTTACCCACTAACTTGTGAATGCTGATGTTGACTAGCTCTGCTGTGGTTATTTCTACACGGCAGAGGTAGTAATCAACTGTGCCAACGTATCGGAGGATCAAGTTACCTGGTTCAATTGAACCTCCTGTCACGTTTGCAATACCAGTCGTGAATGTAACCGCAACCTCAGGATTGAGAACCCGATTGGCTGCAATGTCACTGAGGATGGCTACGCGATATTCCCCACCAGCATCAACAACTTGTGTGCCGACTCCGGCAGCAACATCGAAGTCAGCAGCAGCACCGCCAGCGCCAGCCCAAAAAAGACTCCATGCCTGCCCTGTATCCATGGACCCCCACTGATCAACCTCAGTGCGAGTGAATGTGTCGGTAGCAAACGACGCGATACTAGCAATTCGTATTGTCTCGCCTCCCGATGCAATTGCTGTGCCTGTTCCGGGGTGTAGCTCTATGTCCAATGGAAATTCTGCTGGATCAGTCGTCCATATCTCAGTCAAATCTTCAGTATCCACAAGGAACGTAGCCGCAGAATCACTGAGATCATCAGCCAGGGTTGAACTACCGCTGTCAATGCGTCCGAATACGGCACTATCTAGTTCCATGATGTTGTACACAGAAGATGGTGCGCAGTTGAGCGTGACTTCCCACCTGAGGCTATTCCAGCTTTCTTGGTGCCCTCTATAGATTTGGTCGAGCGTGGTAATCCCGACTTCCTCATATACGTTGAGCGCTTGAAGCCTTCCTCCAAAGGGGAACAACTGCCAGGTGTCAATCAGCTCAGGACTTTTGGCCAGATTGAAGCTGACTGCTGGCCAACGATCCTCATCGACTGTTGAACGCCTTCCGTAGCGCGCAGCAATCGACTCTAGTTGAGCGTCTTCGAACGCAGAGACTGTATCGCTGCTCTCATACAGAAGTTCAGTGTCTTCGAGAGTTACACCAGCCTCACCTTTGCGTGCTGCCACTGTCGCAGAGCTGCCTTGTGGTCTAGAAATGGTCCACTGATTGACGAAATCCAGATCATTGTCAACGGGACTACCTAGATTCGTTATCTGCCCTAGGGCGGAATCGATGGTCAAAGCGACAGCTTGATTCGTGTATTCCAAATGCGACTTATAGCCTATGCCGAACTGGTGCTCATATATCGTTCCTCCATCCACTTTCTCAGGCTCTCTCAGGTTAGTGAGGAGACTACCAACAGTCTGCGGTCCGCATTCCGCCGAATCATCGTCTAATCCTGTTGAGTGGAATGGAATGTTTTCCTCACGGCACAAGCGACGCATCCTAGGGATTGCGCGCTCTCCATCAAATCCAGCTAACGCCTTGGCGTTTTCGACACCATCAACGTTGATGTCAAACAGCGGGTCAATGTAGATAGCGGCATGACCAAGTACCGTGTCATTGCTTGAGGATGTCAAAGTTCCGTTGACAAAGTAATCAGTAATGACCCCGTAATTACCCGCACCTAGATTGAGTGAAGTGGTTCCTATGATCGTTCCTGTTTCATCGATCGCATAGGCGGTCATCACGTCATCGATACCAAGCGGGTCTTGCTGGAATGTGACCACCAGGTACATCGATATCATTGCGGAAGGAACATCTAGCAGTCCAATATTGAAATCAAAGATGCCTCCCGCATCCTCAGCGATAAGAACGATCTGCCTGTCTCCTGGTGCTGGCCCGTCAAAGATACTGACATCCGCAGCGATTAGAGACGCACTCCCTGAGATGAATACATCAAATGCGCGATACCCAAAACCATCACTGAAATCATCTGAGTAGGCAACGATTGCGGCAGCCCAGAATCCAGTGTCAGTGTATTCGGGAACTACCGCGTGCCCTGACGATCCTGATGTGAAGAGTGGGAGCGGCAGCGAGCCGGTTACGGCGCTGCTACTAGAAAGCACAGTAGTGACGTCAAGAACATCAAGGCTCATATTCGGAATCTCTGGTATTGCTGAAGCGAAGAAACTTGATTGTGCGCCATCCTCCATAGACCAATAAGCTAGCGGCTTGATGTCCCCCGCTGTCACCCCTGAGCTGGCTCGATACAGTGGTGACTTTAGGGGTTTGCTTTTCCCGATGCGATGGAGAGAGCCGCGAGCAGTAAGAGAAACGTAAGGGTCGCTGCGAGTGGTCCATGCTTTCGCGAAATCATGAATGAAACCAAAGTATTTATCCTTAAATCCTTGTCCGTAATCGAGCTGTATCCAGAGGGGTGTGTATTCCGAAAGCTGGTTGTAGTAAGGGGAATTGGGATTGCGCCTGCTGAAACGGCGATCATTGGTGGCACGGAACGTGCAGAGCGAAGCATCAACCACAGCAGAATTAGCTCTACCGCCATAGGTGATATCTATCTGTTGTTCCCAGCGAACTATGGTTGCTCCAAGCTCGTTAAGCGTGATGTCGACCCATTGCCAATTAAGATATGACTGTGTGAAGTCTGGGCTAAGTGCAATCATTACCTTGGTGCGTAGTGGCTCATCGGGGAATGTGATTTCCAACGGGGTACCGCCACCGAAAGGAAATCCTGATGACGGACCCATGCTGTAAGGAAACCACTTATCTAGCGGGTAGCTTTCGTTCATTTGAGTAGCCACGATTACCGCCTACTCCATCCAATCAATCCATGTGGTGATTGCGATTCCCGTTGTAGGGGTAGTACAGCGGACACGTAGGAACTGTGAGCTTGCCACAGTCGGGATACGGTGCCAAGGCCACTCTTTCTCATAGGGGTTCTTTGTGTATTCTGCTGAAGTGCTACTGAGCCTGACTGTATCCAGCACGCGGGTAGCCACGATGGCACCCTCAGCTGTTCCGGTGAATCCAGTTGCGTTCACTCCTAGTGTTGCAAGCGAGCCATTCACAGCAGAGTCAAGCTTGATGATCCCTGATGCTGCGTGCGCGGTAACTGTGGCTGCAATCGCTCCTGTGTCAACCAATTCAATCGAACCGTCAGCCCCCGGCACGTCGTCTGTGGTGAATCCCCATGCAAGGATTTGAAATGCGCGCGTAGCAGGAACAGCCAATTGCAACAGGGTCTGAATGACTGTGTTGGTTGTTACAGGGGCAATGGCTGCTGTAGTCGGCATTGCTGCGTTGTATATGCGATAACGATGAATCATTTGTTAAGTCTCCTTACTGATCGTAGGCAACAACGACGCTGCCAGCACCATAAATCTTCACATTCTCTTTCATGAATTGGCGGAAGCTGTCATGTCCCCCGACGAACTGAACAATGATTTTCAGTACGCCTCCCCCGTTCACATCGTTGAACAATCCGCGCGTGCTGGCTGGCAAGATGCGCTCTCCCGCGTGAGCTAGCACAGCGCCGGTACGCATGATCTGTCCACCGTGTTGGAGCATGGGCAAACGAGGGAATGAGAAACTGTTACCCCCGATGAAAGGAACCCAGCTAGGCACGGAGATATTGAGCTTCCCAACTGTCTTATTCCACGCGCTAGAGATGTTGTTGAAAGCCCATTTGAACGGCGCAAAGATAGCTTGACCGATGCTTGAGAAAGCGTCGCCAACCTTTCCAGGGATTGACATGATGAACTTGAAATAGCCCACCACGAAATCAACCGCGAACTTAAACCCACCTACGATGATATTCCGAATGAGATTGATGTTCGCCATGAACATGTCGACCATGAAATTCCATACGCCTGCTATGAAATCCCCTGCTGCTTTCACTGGTTCGCCTATGGCACCCCAAATTGAATTCCATAGGTCCTTAAAGAACGTGGTCTTTACCGCGAGATACACAATCACGCCGATCACAATAGCGATCAAAGCAATTATGATTCCGATTGGATTTGCAGTCATGGCAGCGTTCCAAGCCCACTGGACAGCGGTAATCACGCCGATGATGCCGACCAAACCACCAAGCACACCAGACAACAAGCCTCCCCATTCCGCCACCTGCTTTAGCTTGGAGCCGGATTCGGTTACCGCGCGTTGCGAAGTAGCCAAATCGTTCTGTGCCTGACCCACGTCAAGCGTTGCCTGCTCTGCATCAAGCTGAGCTTGCGCGTAGTCCTCTGCTGCCTGCTTTGAATCCTCCTGTGCCTGAGTCGCGTCTACCTGAGCTTGCTTCATGTCAATGAGAGCTTGTTTTGCCTCAGCAGAACCAGCGCCAAACTCTTTAACCGCCTTGTTGTAATCGTTCGTGGCGGTTGTCTGATCTAGCAGCGCCTGCTCTAGGTCTACCCCCGCTTGCACAGTGTCTATTTCAGACTGTGCTAGATCTCTGTTCGCCTGGTCTAGATCCTGCAATGCCTGTTCTGCATCGAAAGCGGCTTGAGCTACATCCTGTTGAGCCTGAGCCAACTCCTCAGCCTTGCGGGCACTACGGCTCATAATCTCGCTGATGCCTGAGGTTACGTCGGCAACGCCTTGCAAACCGTCCGATGCCGTACCGGTAGCGCCAGCAGTCTTATCCATGGCAGCGCCAAACCTGCCGCTCGATCTGGCAGCAGTATCAAATGCCTCTTCCGTTGAACCCATTGACTGAACGATTACGCGCTCAGTACGGACAGCGGCAGCGCCAACCCCCGCGATGGTGGTTGACGCGTTCTCTGTGGCACCAACGGAAATGGTTAGTTCATTGGCCATTATTCGCCCGTTGCCTTTCCGTCTCAGCCTCTAGCTCGTCCATCTTTTCCTTCTCATCACGCTTATATCCATAGGATTCACATTCAAGTAACCAGAGGATCTCAGCGTCTTCCTCACGCACTGCCGCTAGGTTGGGATAATTGAATCTCTCCATCAACCCTAAGAGAAGCTCGGAGTCGGCAATGTCGAGAGGTTTTGATGCTGCGCGAGTTGTCTCATCATTTCCTCTTGGATATTCCTCCCTCCATCGCTCAAACTCAGCTCTTTTGGGACGTTCACACGGCTTACAGCAGCCATCCACCCAAAGATGAGGGACATCATGAAGCCCAACTCAAGGCACATCATGCCCTGGACGGTAGTCGGTACAGGGTCGCCTTCCACCAATCCGCAATCCTTGCACTGCATGCTGTCCGGTTGCTTGTTGTCTTCGGTCAGTTCCGGATGCTCCATGTTCCATGTCATGACGCAACCGGCGAACACACCGAAGACTTCAAGGCGCTTCTCAGGGTCAGACTCATTGAGATCTAGTTTCATCTCTGACAGGTGCATCAATTTCCCGAGTGAGGTTGACGTTGCTTTGATTTCGAGTCCGGGGTAATCCGCGTACTCAAGGTCATAGATTTTACGTTGCGGTTTGTAACCCATTTCACTCTCCTCTGAGTGCTTAAGCCCAAGTAGGAACGTTGCCGCTTTGAAGCACGAACGGATGCTGTGCCGTGAATTCGCCACCAGCCGCACGAGTCAGCGCGTAGTCAGTGAACAAAACATCGTTGGTGAGTGTCTGAGCGCTGATGACAATCACCATTGTGCGTGCCACGCGGAGATCCCCCGACATGACGTCATGCACGCGGTTCGCGGAAGGGTTGAAAACGCTGTTCAGTGTGCCGGAGAAATCCGCAAGCAAGAGCTGGCGCTCTTTGGCGAACCTGTCGATACCCGTGATGTCTTGCTCTCCGTACGGTGTTGCGAAGTCCAGATTGGTAACGTCGTTCCGGATATCTTGCGCGGCTGCTGCATCATTCTCAACCGTTAGGGTGGTCCACCCTAGGCCAGTTTCCTTAGCCATTTCTAGCCCCTCTCTATCTTTGTCTTGAGGTTGTCAAGATGTGTTGCGAAACTGTCAACGAAGTTCTCAGCCCTATCGAACTGTGTTGCTCTGCGCGTGCTGAATGAGCGGAAGTCACCACGCCCCGCATAGAAGAATTCAGGACGCTCAAGGGATTTGACATGCGTGCTCACGCGGAAACACTCTTGCCCTGCCTCGAATATGAGCGCTTGGAACGCTTCCCCTGAGCCTCCCCATAGCTCGCCTATGGTGAACTTCCGGCCGGAAGTCTTTGCCGCGTGGAGCAAATCAGGAGGGGTACCGTCAATCTTCAGATACCAGCCGTGAATGTAATCAGGGCAATCGATTTCGGCGCACCTAGCAGGCCGGTAGTGGGTCGTCAGCGCCGAACGAATGGCGTATGTCTTGTAATTCTGAGTAGGCATCAACGGTGCCAGGCGGTTAACTCTCCTCTGCGCGCTCATATCGTGTACTCCGTCCGGTTCACAGTCACGTGCACAGCAAATGAGATGCTAGTAAACGTGCCTGTTGTGACCACGCGCAACCATCGTTCTACTGCCTGAGCGCGTGCTGTTTGAATTCGTTCCTTCGTTGGATCGGCAGTCACCAGCGTGAACGCTCCGCCTGTCACATCGGCGTAAGGGTCGCCTACTGCGTTGTCGGACGACTGTTGCAGCTTGACAGTTGCGTTAGTGCCAGTGAACTCAAACACCTGTAGGTAGGCCTGCAAACCGAAGTTGAATGCAGCGCTGAAATCGACTCCTAAGCCGTTGGTAGCTACTGTGTCGTCACGAATTCCAGCGGTAAGCGATAGCCCCCAATCCATCCACCAAGCGTTAGAAATTGTGCTCACCTTGAGTGTGAGCGCGCCATCGGCTGCACGCGTACCGGCGTAGTCGACCTGTTTGCAAACCATGCTGGCTGCCGGTGTCCCGAGCAACTCCCGATGGAAGTATGTAGCGATTCGATCCGTGCGCGGGAGTAACTTCAATGGCGGATGCGCATTGGTCGGATTGAAAAAGCTAGTCCAGTCAATGCCTGCCATCAGTTGCCCTGCATTGCGCTCTATCGCGAGCTTATTGATTCCGGTCTGCGGTATTGGTGTCATTGCCTTGCTGATCTTCTCAAGCGATCCTGTATCGCCGGACAAGTCATAGCCGTCAAGGTAGAAATTGGCACCTAGGCCTGTTTCCTTACCCATGGCTTCCCTCCTCTCAAGGGCTAGTTACTTGTGGCCAAACGTCATTGACAATGCACGGAATAACGATGTCCATCACTCTGAACATTGTATTATCTTGCTCTAGGTATCCCGCTGTTGCGCTGAGTGCTAGACCGAAGTGCCCGAGCAAGTCAACGTTGCGGATGGTGCCACCGAAATCAAAATCCGAGTGATACCGGCGCATCATGTTAGACGTTGCTTTCAACATCTGAGGGTCAATCATGTCCTGTGGTTCTTGTGTCATGCTCGTGTAAATCCTAAGCATGAAAACGATTCTGGCGCTTGTGGACGCTAGCCCGCTTGCGAGTGCAACAGGATCAATGGTTTGTACCCATACAGCCGCTGTTAGCCTGCTACCGCCTACCTTCCGTTTCGGTTCGTGTTGATTCACCTTGGTGAAGTACCCCGACGCTTGAGCGTCGCTCACAACAGCATCAAAGATAGGGTCAATCCATTCCTCGCTACCGTCAGGTGTAGACATCAGCTCAACTCCCTAACGAATTGCGCGACGATTGGCCTAGCTATGGTATCCATTTGGTTATTCAATTCTTGCTTGGTTCGTCGGAACGTGTGATAGCCCTTGAATCTGGTTGTCTTGTTTCGTGACCCTGTGCCCTCCAACCACGGCCCGTAAATCACGTTCTGATCCCACACACCCCGGTAGGTTGTTCGGCGCTCTACGGCGATCCTAGAGCGGTAGTAACCCGTTGGATGCTGTAGTACTTGGTCGAGCCGAGCGCGAACCATGTCTACGCCCTTTTCCGCCACAGCTTCATTAATGGCAACCACCATCCGGTTACCTGCTGCCTTGGTACCGCCTAGGTTGAATATCGGCCCTTTGTGATGTGCCTTGATGTTCACGCGGAAGTTAGGCATTAGATCGCTCCCTTGCGCGCCTTACGCCCGTAGGAAATCCATGCACGCGAGCGAACATCTTCTAGACCAACTCCCTTAGCCTCGCGTAGGTTCGGCCCTGAGCCGACTGTTCGCGCGTAGCCTGAAGCGTTCTGCTCAAGCAATACGACAGTCTCAGCGATGACCAATTCATTAACAACAAACTGGTGCGCGTAGACGGAGTCAGCCGCTGTGTGTGCTGCTGCTGTGGAGCCGAGCGCGCCACGGGTAGCCGTGAACGTACGCAAGGCGTAGATGTCATCCGAGATAGCGTGATCGTCAATCACGGTGCCATCCCATGAGCGCGACACGATGAGGTTATTACCCGCGATGTCGTTTACCCGCATGCGCTCACCCCCGATGAGAATGATTTCATCGCGAGCGAACGCAGTACCATCCCCAACCGTCGCCACCGTATCCCCGTTGGATGCGCTCAGTACGGCAGTCAGATTTACGCCGGTATCGCTCATCCGGCGATCGGTCACAACCAGATACTCAGTACCGATGAGCAAGAGGGAGTGCACTCCAACGTCAAGCACACCATTGGAGGGATTGATTACCAGGGTTTGGACAGAGCTGTTGATGTTCCCACCAAGCAAGCCGCGAACGGTGTCCGTGTCGGTTTCGTTGTAACCGAAGACACCCGTGATTGCGTTACTCTGCTGGAATGTCGGGCCGCTACTGAACGCAGCGCTAGACGACAGGTCAACCTCAAGGAATGAATAAGGAGGTTCAGCGAGATCGTCACCACGACGTAGCTTGATGTTGGCGGTAGAGATGGACGTACCGCCAGAGACGAACGACGCAAGGGAAATCAGTTCCTGATCGTCAAGCCACAACTGCCACGTAGGCGAATATTGGTAGCCTGGCCAGTCTTTGCTGATGGTCCGTAGCTCGGGATAGAAGCGCCGATGTAGGAACTTCTCAGCATCACGCGAGGCGGTTTCCAGCTTGCCGTCAATGAGCGCGTTAGACCACGCGCTATGAGCTATTTCCAGAGAGGTCTTTACCTGCTCTCTGGTGGCATATTTGATGCCCATTCCCAACTCCCGGTTGCTTTCTACGGCACTACGTCAGGGGCTATTTAATTGTTAAGAAAGTTTCTAGTCGAGCGTGCTTTGATCCTCAGGGACATCAATTCCATTTGCGATCAACGTTCTGATCAGTACCGTCTGAAACCGAAGCATGTCAGTTCGTTGTTGGTTAACGAGTCTGTGCGTAGGGATCAAAGTCTTTAGTACAACCATCAAGCCACCTATGGCAGTGACAAGCCCTGTAGCGGCTGTAATCCATTGGGCTACTGTGCCTATTTCCATACACGGAACCCTTCTATTTCAGGTTGCTATCGGTCGTGCTGAACGTTCCATCGATCGTCATCTCGTCTTGCTTTTCGCCTAAAGGGGCAGGCGGAAGGGTGGACAGAATCCTTCCATATTCCGCTAGGATTTTGTTCTGCTCTGTGATAACGGCGAGCATCTTTTCCTGCCCTCCATTGGTTTGTTTCTGTACCGCTTGCAGTGTCCCGATAGCGAGGCCTATTCCTCCAAGAATCATCATGCCGACAGCGATATATGCATCAAGACTTTGGCCGAATATCTGGAGAACAGGAATCGACACCAGGAACAGACAAATGATTATCGTTTTGTGAATAGCTTTCAAGTCGTTCATTGATGATCCTTCTTTTAATTTGTCTAGGAGGAAAGGGGGAGAGCCTTTCCCTGCCAGCCTCTCCCCCAACATATGCACGTATTTCTACTAATCGAATTCAGAGATATCGACCGTTGCGGAGCGCGCCTTTTTCTTTTGCGCTGGTGTAGCAGGACTAACGGATTGCTGTTCCGCTTCCTTCAGGCCAACGCCATCCGTCGAATCTGCATCGGAGTCCGTTACCGGTTCCGTCACTGATGAGCGGTTCTCCGTCGTTGGGGCAAGCGCTTGGTGGGACGGACTCTCTTTGTCGCTTGACGTCTTCTCTTTCCCTGAGGATCGAGATGAGCTGGTACCAACTGATTGCAACTCACCCCCAAGCATCGGCCTGCCTCGCAGGGTCGAACTCATTCCGGCTACTTCGTCTTCGGTATAGCTATCAGAGGTTCCGGTTGAAACCTCCTGAGCCTTGGTGCTCTTAGCCATTGGAATACTCCTAGGCGTTGGGCTGCGCCAGCAGATCAGCGCGACGCGCGATCTTCAAGCCGGACATGATGTAGAAACCAGAAACCAATTGCACGTTGGCAACCGTGGCAGCGATGTTGAAACTGACCCACTCGAAACCGGCGCTGAGTGACGGAGCCTCAACCTCAACGACAGCAAGCAATTCAACCTCTGCCCACGTGTCGACCGATGCCGTGCCAGCAGCCGCTTGAGTGGCGCGCGTCCATGTCTCGTCACCATCAAGCACGGTTTCGGCTTTGTAGTAGAACTCATCGATCACAGCAAGCGTTGCCGAAGTGCCAGCGGTTGCCGCTGTGTGTTCCTGAACGGTGATCACGGGGTCAGCGCCAGCAGTACCAGCACCCTTGAAGAGCACCAATGCTATTGACTCATAGTTACGCATGTGGACACGGTGACCCGTTGCCGCATCAGAGGTGTTGAAATCAACGGGAGTGAAAGCGCTCCCGATATCGAAAACGTTGCCTAGGCCTTTCATTATTTGACATCCTCCTTTGCCGCTGTCTCTTCGTCGGTCACCGGGGGCTGAATACGGGCAGGCTCAATGCCAAGCTCGGAGAGCAGCTGAGCCAAGGCATCCTGTGCCTCAGCGTGGGTCTTGTATCCTTCCGCAAGGACGCTGTTCGCCGCTGTCTGCCTTGACATGTGGTGAATCACTTTCCACGTACGAACCAACTGCGCATCGTCTTCCGCTTTGACAGCGAAAATGCTTCCGCTCTCAAGGTCCTCAATCTTGTTCTCATCGATTTGCAACCACAGTCCCATGATTTAATTCTCCTGTTCCTAGGCCGTGGTCAGCTTGACGAAGGGGGAAAGCGTGTTGGTAGAACCGTTCTGCGGCGTGATTGCCGACGTGAGCCACGGACGACCGTCAAGGCGCTCGATCACACGGAAGGCGGTAACGTCGTTCTGGAAACGGAAATCCTCACTCTGTCGCGCGCTCATGGCCTGACGATCGCCAATGAGATAGAACCCGAAATCAACAAGGTTGATGTCACCACGGGTACCGAGCGCACGCGCTTTCTCAGACACGATGACCGGAAGCCCAAGGATAGAAAGCGGGGTAGGTCCGCTACCCGATGGGAATCCACCGCCACCCAAGAGAATCGGGACAGTCGAGCCGGTAAATACCATGTTGATAAGCGCTGCCACGGTGTCAGGAGACACAACCCACACAGCACGGTCAAGCGACTGAGGCAGCATACGAATGTACATGTTCACGATGTCGGCCCAAACAACCGTTCCCGAGCTTGCGCCGGTACGGTCAACATCGACAGCAGCAGGTGCGTTCAGGAAGCCAAGAGGCTCGCCAACTCCACCGCCCACGAAGAATGCAACATCCTCGAACCAGGCGATTGCCTCAGGGAAGATGTCGCCAATGAAAGCTTCCATGCTCGGCTGAGCGTCCCGAATCAATTCGTTCGGAACCTCTGTGTAGAGCACGAGCTTGTTAGCTTTCAGCTCGATCCGGCCGAAGCGCGGCTGAGACTCCGTGAGGGTCGCGCCTTCCTCCGTCCAGTAGCCCACCACGCCGCCATAGACGCTCGAAACGTTGGAGGTGCTATCCACGGTGGGGAACGGGACAGTCAGGCTGTCCATGGGGATTACACGGGCACGAGAACGCACGATCGCACGCTCTAGCGCAATGCGCAGCAACTCCGCGCGGAGGATCTCCGGAATGAGAAAGCCACCATCGGAAGGCCTGACCGAACTCAAATCATTCTTGAGTGTTTCGAGCTTGCGCGATGTGTCAGCGTTCTTGTGACCATGCTCCGAAATCGTGTGAAGGAAATCGGTTGCCGACGCGAACATGCTGTCATGGCGCGCGCCGAGTGCTTTCTTGTTGTAGAGCGTGTTCGGCCGGATACGAGAGCGAGCGTTGGGGTTGTCGAGATTGAGCCGCTTGGCAACCGCATCAGTGTCATTTTGGTTCTCGCGCAACCACTCGATCATGAATGCTTCAGTCTGCTCTTTCGACTGGTTCATGATGCCAGGGTCACGAGCAAGCCGAGCGTTGATTGAATTCTCAATCCATTCAGCGTGCTTCTCAGGGTCAGCCCACATTTCCTTGAGTGCCGCTTTATCCATCAGGATCTCGCGGACTTCCTCGCTGTTGTGGGCAACGGGAATTGCTTTCGGCATCGGGTTACCTTCCTGCTAGTGCACGCTGATACGTAGCGTGGATTCTGTCGAACTCATCATCGTTGCTGCGCTTCGCGGTACCCCGATGCGCAAGCGGGCTAGGAGCCTTGTCTCTCCCAGTGAACTTGTATCCACGGTTAGACATCACGTGACGCTTAGCCATTAGCAGCGCCAAGGCTTTTGCTTCCTCTTCCTCTTCCTCTGGCGTTTCCTCCTCAGGCATTTCTTCCTCAGAGTCAACGTCAATAGGCGAGTCTTTCTCTTCCTCTTCGGTTGGATCTACTCCGGCTTCCTCAAGCGCTTGCTTGACTTGACGCGTGTAGACTGAATCCGCAAGGCCTAGCTCTACTGCCTCATTGGCAAACATCCAAGTCTCAGCGAGCATCAGCGCGCGCCAGTCCTGAGCTGTTTTGTCTCGGCCACGTTCGGCGTAGATTGACGCGATGTTGTCCGACTGCATATCGAGCCACTTGGCTAGCTCGCGCAACTCCTTTGCATTGCCAAGCTCGGCTGACATCGCGTCGTGAATCATTAGCTGGGAACCAACCATCATCTCAATGGAGTCTCCCGCCATCGCCACAACGCTCGCAGCGCTTGCCGCCATGGAATCGATTCGGGTGGTCACGTTCGCCGGATGCTGCACTAGCGCGTTGTAAATAGCGATCGAGTCAACAACACTTCCACCAGGCGAGTTGATCCGAACCATGATGTTTTCGGCTTTGATACCCTGGAGATCCTGAATGAATTCATTCGCATCAACTCCGAAGGAACCGCCGATTTCGTCATAGATGAAGACTTCGGCTGTTGCATCATCGCTCTCACTCGTTTCCGCTTGATTCTTGATGTGATACCACGGCAGTTTGAGTCCCGTGATGTCATTGGCCAGTGCCGGATGCACTGCTTTCAATCTGTTCAGCAGCTTAGCCTTGTGGCCGTTCATACGCCGGAAGCTGTATGTCACTTCCCCTCCTTCCTAGACTCGAATCTTTGTGCGTTGCTTTGGTGTCGGCAATGGTATTGCCGCTGTCTCTTTATCTTCGTCCCCTTCATCATCAGGAGTCTCGTACACGGGGGTTGGGATTCCAACCCAACGCATCCTAGGAAGTCCCATCGCGTCTGATGCGTCGTCAGGGTGATAGCCCGAGAGAACCAATTTGTTGACGCCTGCTGTCTGGCTGTTCCGTTCCCTGTCAACGTCTTCATGGTTCACAGGGGTTGGATCATCGTGGTCCAACTCAAGTGATTTACCATTGGCGAACTGAGGCAATAGGAACGTATTGATTTGAGACTTCCACCGTGCCAAGCGCGGTATCGTGTGGTTCTCAGCCAGGATCTCTTTACCCGCCTGAGAGTTGGCGCGGTTGACGTCATCGACAGTTCCAAGCATGGGCTTGGGGAAGGCGAACGCCTCACGGATCAGCTCACGCGGGAGGTTGCGTAGCTCAATGAATTGCATGTCCGTCATGCTGAAATTGGTTTCGACCCATTTCGCATTTTCCAGCACAGCGACACGGTGAGCGTTGGCAACGCCTTGGTGCTGTTGCCGCCAACGAGCTATGAACTCATTAAATTCCTTGTCCTCCATGCGGTAATCAATTTCGATGATTCCGCCTGGCCTAGCACCGTTAATGAAGAAGTTGCGATTCCACTCAGCGCTGTAGCGCGCTGCATCAATGTCATTCAGCACGGTTTGCACAGGACCCATACCGCGATACGGGTCAGCAGGGTTGGGGTACTTCAAATGAATTACTTGGTCTAGCGTGAGCGGAACCTCTTCCCCATCCGGGCTTACGTACATGTACCCGGTAAGGAATTTGGTCGGGTGCTTGATAGGACGGATACGGTCGGGGCGTACCGGCCATATCTCGATCACCAATCCGCCAATCTTGTGCAGCACCATTACACCCTCACCAACTAGATCTAGGTGTTGCTGCACAGTCTCTCGAAGAGCTTCCCCTGTGTAGAACGGATTCGGCATATCCCACACAGTCATGAACCCATGCCCTAGAACCTCTACACGGCGCTTCTTATCGCGCACTGAGGTTCGCCGGTACAGGTGCCATTCGGTTGAGGCAACGGCTTGATAGAGCTGAGTAACGATGGCGAACAGCGTGCCGACACTGCCGTATGCGTCATAGGCGCGCTCTCCAATGGATTCCGTGGCATCAGTGGAAAACAAGGAACTACCTAAGCCACCCGAGCGTGATCCCACGTACGGCACTGGTGTGCTCTGGTTGAACAGGCTCAGCGTCTTACTTACCAAATCCTCCATAGCTAACCTCTTCTATCGCCGTACGTCAGCGGGTCGGGTTGTGGCCGGTTAGTCGGGGTAGTTGTCGCCTGCCTTCCCGTTGTCAGCCACGACATCAGGAAACAACTCAAACCCGCCACTACGAAACCGGCGACAGGATTCCAGATGAAGCCTGCATAGGTCAAACACGAGAATCCAGCGAGATGCATCACTAGCCTTGTAACTGTTTGGAACCACACTGGCGCGTGGGTAGCTTCCTTACCCTTGCCATGATTGGCAAAGAACTTAGCCATCCTTAGAGTCAAGAACTGGCCTACGGTTGGTACATCCATGGTGGTCATTTTCTCTCTCCCTAATTGTTAAGACTCTTTACTACATGTCGAGCACGGTCACCCTAGCCTTGCCCTTCCAATCCTTGAATGTAGTTAAATATCGATCTCCATCTACCCCGTGGTCATCACGCTTGACAGGCTCATCCTGAATCCGCCCATCGGCGCTGACCTTCCATACGTACGCCGGATATTCATCTTGCGTGCATGTGGGCATCAGGTTATCAACTAACCATTGGTCGCGCTCTACCAACGCATCCGCCATCAGGTAGAACCGCGATAGGCCAGTTACCTTGTCTCGCTTGAGGCGTTCCTTGTGGAGATTGATCCCCTCATACACGTTCTTGATAGCTGGCTGAGTACCTAATCCGGTTGCTTTTTCGAACGTGCGTCGGCCCTCAGCGTCATGGTCACAGATGATGGCCGTTGGCTTGGGTTCTACCCATACGCGCTCGGTTCTCTCACGCTGTACGCGGTTGATATGGTCATCCCACGTGACGGTTACCTCAGGACAAACGATGTCGAGAATCTGTTGTGCGTGTTCCGCAACGGTTCGGTTGGTGTGATAGATCTCGCGATACATATACATCGCTCCGTCTTCAGGATCTTCCGCATAGCACTTGAGCACGAACGGATGCACCAGCCCGAAATCTATTGTCCAGTACCTAGGCCAGTCATCCGGCAGGGGAAGGCGGTTACCCTCAGCGTCGAAATCCCAAGGGAGCACATGGTAAGCGGGATCGAACTCCTCATAGACAATTCCCTCAGCGCTCACCCATAGGCCAAGCCTCAGGCGCTTATGACGTACCCCGGTCAGGTTGTCCAAGATATTGATGTATTTAGATCCTTGCTGCGTGACCTTGTATGAGCCATCAGGCAGCAGATCGAACAGCCTTGGGTTGTCTTCGTGACGCGACTCGATCAGCGTGCACAGCTTTTCGTTGCACCTGAGCTTGAGCCAATGCTTATCGCCTGCTGGGTTACAGTCCATGATGAGCTGCTGGAAACTCATTACCCAGTTACGTAGTCGAGTCTTAATGAATTCAAGATCTTCGACCGTGATCTCTGTCGCTTCCTGAACGTACACAATGTCATATTCGGATGACATGATTCTGGTTGGCTTGTCTAGTCCACCAATGACAACTTTGGAGCCGTTCTTGAATCGATACTGAGGAGGTTCCTCTGAGCTACCCCCGTAGTACACAACCTCACCAGTCTCAAGCGCTTCCTTGACGACGTACTTACGCCACGTATCCAGGGCTGTAGATCCTAGACTGGCCAGCGTCTTACGCAGAATGAGCGCCTTGGTATTCGGCGTGAGCAGGCAGGCTAGATAGAGTTTCTCAAGGCAGGCGCGACTCTTGCCCGTACCGGCAGGACCGGAAATGAGCACCTCTTCCTCACGTGCCTCAAGTACTTCCTTGCATCCTCCCCTTGGTGAGTAGTGGTGTGTCCTGGTGCGCCTAACTCTTTTTTTCTTGAGCGTGGTTGCTGCCATCTCGACCCTCTAATTGTAAAGAAAGTTTTGTTTACTATCGCAGTTGCTCCATGTCGACACCTTCAATGTTGACGTTGAGCGCGTCGCTAGTCGCTGAGTCACCGGAACCCCTGTGAAGCAATTGACCTAGCTCGTTAGCGGCCAAGGCTAGGTAAGATCGAAACTCACGGAGCGCCGTGCTCAGGTCAGGGCCGACTAGATCACCGTGTGCGGCATCCTTGTATTGAATTTCAGCCAGGGCTTGCAGTCGCCTCAGGCGCTCGAACTTGTTGCTAATCCACAGATCGTCAAGCTGTTCCGGCGATGGCTCAGCCTCGCTGGCTTCAGCGTCTAGGCGCTCTCGTACCGAAACCAGTTCAGCGCCATTCTGAGCAACGAATTCCCGTAGGGCCTTAGTCGTGTACCCAAACCGCGCTGCTAACTCCTTAGCGTTGCCCTCACGGCGCGCAATGGCCATCACAAGAGCGCGCTTATCTGCTGGTGTCATTCCCTCCATGGCGCAGCAGTGTACAGAGAAATCCATGGGAGCGCTCCCAAATGTAGGCAAAAGAAAACCCCTGGCCTGCTGGCCGGGGGTTCTCATTCCTTACGCGATCAAGCTCTGAAGCGCTTTTTCAGTAGCCCTCTCCTGGCGAGCCTTGCGCTTGACGGTCTTGCGCCGCTTGTCAGCAGCAGCATTCTTGGTCGAGCACTGCTCTGCGCTCTGGCACCTGGTGGGGTGCTGGCAAGCGTGCATCCAAGCGCTAGCAGCCTCAAGGATGGCCTGAGCGTCGGCAGCAGCCTGGTCAGCCTGAGCTTGTGCATCGTGAGCGGCAAGGCGGATCTTCGAGACGATCAGCTCAAGCATCATGTAAATGATTACCCACGTTGCGCCTTGGATCATCGCACCAGGCGTTCCCCATCCGCTGAAGATGTTGACTGCCAGGCTGAGCGAGCCACAAACCAATTGCAGCCAGCGGCCGATAGTGCGGGTTTCCTTGGCGAAGCTCTTGTGCTGTAGCAGCACTCCGAAGATAGCCAGACCGTCAACCGCGATCGGCATGGACATTGCGCCGAACCCGTACAGGCCAAGCTTGTTGAAAGCGTGGATGAAGTGGCTGAAGCTGATAGACAGGGCACCGATCAAGTAACCCTTCGCGATGACCTTCGCGAGCTTGTAGCGCTTGTTGTCTTCGACGTTCTTGGTCGCGTTGTTCATTTCCGTCTCCTCAGACGTAGGGGCGAATTGTAAAGAAAGCATTGTTTAGCGCTGAGTGCGCTCGGCTAAGCACCCCCTCGGGGGTGCCCAACCGCAGAGCGATCAGAGCTCGAAAGCAAGTGCGTTGATTGCCGGGTAGCGGTAGCGCTCGGCTACGTACCAGGCGTGATTCTCGTCGCCGTACTTCAATTCCCTGGCAACGATGG